CTAATCAAATCTTGAGGAGTAAGTGAGAACTCTCCAATGTCTGATAAGTCGACATCTATAACTAACTGTTGAGTACCCACAGGTACACCCATAATCATGTAATCCCCACTATCATTAGTCTTTGATGTAAACTTGTAGTATTTGTCGTATATCTCAACGGCTGTTGACCCTGTTAACGCATCGGTTCTTGTCGGTAATGTTCCTGATGCTGCGTGTCCTGTATAAGATGGTTCGTAAGGAAGTAGGTTATATCTATAACCATCTTCATTTTTATCAGTTGGTGATTTGTAGGGGTATATACTTGAGATTACAGGGTTAGATTCATCTACTTGGTCAATTGGGATAAATACAGAAACTCGAGCATTAGGTAAACCCAACCCGTTATTGGCTGTGACTCTACCTACAACTACACCATAGTCTGCACAAGCTCTTGTGTATACATCTGTTTGTTGAATGGTTAGAGACAAGATTTCCAAAAACTCAAAGTCTTGGTCTAACTGTAGATTTAATGTTTTGTTTACACCTAATTCGGTTCTAATTCTGTAGGACTGACCCATCAAATTCTTTAATCAATAAATAGTTTAAGTGTAATTTTCCATGGACAGAATTACACATCTTAAAAATAGGTCAAACTGACTTGAAATAAACTAATTAAGAAAAAGTAGTAGATTGAAAATTCTTAACAGAGACTTTGATGTCTTTTGCAGGGTATCTTATCTGATAAACTTGTGAAGGTTGTGCGAAGATTGTATTGTCCACAGGCTGAATTTGTTTTGTTTCAGGGTCCTCATAGAGCATTGATGTTTCTGCTGATGAATATTGTCCCCCTACTTTATTGAATACTTTAATTTCAGTTACAGATAAAACACCATTTTCGTTTTGGACAATACTACTCAATTCTGAAAGGTTCACATTTTGTCCCAATTGTCTAACCTGTGGGTCCATGTAAGCAGAAATTCTATCAACAACCGAAGCAATCACTTGACCTGAGTTTTGTGCTGAATCCAATACAATAGAAAATTCAAATCCTAAGTCTATCACCTCAGCGGAGAATATTGAAATATAGTCATTCATCATTCTGTAATTTGATAAGTAAGTGGCAACATTTTGTCTCAAAGTGTTAGACACCATATTCGTCAATTTACCTGATGAATCGTACGAAAGTAATTGAATTAGAATCTTGTTATCATTTTCCGTTATGGAAACCTTTGCAGGTGCTCCATATTCGGATGGCATAGTTCTAATCAATGATTCGTAATCTCTGATTGTTACTGCTCTTTTTTGTGCAGAGAAATTGTAAGCCACAAGGTTTCTTACTTCTTCAACAGATGGAACACCCGCTCCACCGATGGCTGCGGTAACGTTTGTACATCTTAATGAGTTAACCACCGCAGAGTTAGTTGACTCTGAAGGTCCATTAACATAAAAAGATACTGTTCCAATTTGATTAATAACATTTGTACCTAAGTTAGTCGCAAGTCCACCACCGACTCTATACTGTATAAACAAAGTTGAGTTAGGTGATAAAGTCGAACCCAAAGAAATGTTATTCGAATATCTTTGTATGTCTGCAGTTACACCCAATGTTGTGAATTCATTAAGTGCATCTTGTGCAGTGTTTGTACCTCCACCAAAAGTTAACTTCTTGAATCCCTCGGCGGTAAATTCACTGATGAATCGGTTAGCTGTTTGAATATATTTTCCAACTTTAATTCCTGGTTGGTCTGAGACTTTAGTGGGGTCTTCTACAAATATTCTATCTTCGGCTAAGGTGTCTACTTCATACCATCTGTTTTGTGCACCTAAAAATTCAGCAACAGAAGGTACGTTAGTGTATTCAGTACCGTTCTTTAATAAAACACTTGTAATACCTAGTACATTTTTTTCAGGTAAAAACAATTCAAAGAATGGTTTAACATCGTTTGGCGTTATTACTCTTTTGAAAACTTTTGTAATACCATTTACCACAAGTTCCCTTTTAGTAATAGTATAGTTAATCAATACATTGTTAGCATTGAAATTAGGAATCTTAAGTCTGTTAGGAAAACCTTGTGAATTGTATGGTGAAGCGAAATCAATATCATTAATATTTTCGAACACTATACCCGCACCAACAACTTGTGAACCTCTTGTGAGTACTCCCAAATATCTTTCGTCTTCCTTATCACCAAAAGCTGGTACCGTTATTGAAAAATCAACTAGCGATACAGATGGTCTTTGACCTGGTACTTTAAGTCCATAAGTTTTGGCAATGTTATATATTGAAGACCTTTGTTGAGCATATTGAAGAACGGTCTCTTGAATACTTCTATCAATATTGTAGTTCAAGTTGTCTGCAACCGCAGCATTCAAATCTAGAAAAACAGAAAATACAGACGCATCATTAAAGTCCTGAATAAGTTCAGGATAATATGTCCTCACATAGTTGAGTAACTCAGTTCTAATTGCCTGATAATCTCTTGTTGCGTATGATATTTTTCTATTTGCCATCTATGTTAAATATTGATAATAACGAAATCACTTTGTCCAAATGCATTTCGTTCGGTTGAGTAATCTATTCTGACCTTCGCGGTGTATTCAGAAGTACCTTTACCTGGTACTCTATAAATGTCGTACATCCTCGGGTCTGCATTTGTTCTACTTGTTGTAGGAGGTACTTCATCATCTATGTTTGCAGGTTCAATTGTAATATTATTTAATAACAATTGAGGCATAAACTGTGAAACCGCGTCTCTGATATCTGATTCTATCGCGTCAAAGGTTAAACCATCATAAGGTTCAAAAATAAATTCGTAAAGTCTTGTTCCAAATTCAGGTAGAAAGTATCGAGAACCCTTTCTTGTTAACAACAAATGAATAAGGTCAGCTTTGATTTGTTGAGTTTCAAACTCAGTGAGTGCTAAATAATCACCCTTTCTGGAATCTCTGAAAGGAAAATTTATACCATATGTAATACCGTCTGCCATATAGTGATAAATATACTTTGATTATTTTTTTATTGTAGTGTTACCTTTTTCTGCTCTTGGTTCGTATGGACAATGTCTACATCCATTACCACAACAATACCCTCGATTCAGATGATATTCTTCAGTCATTACTTTTCTACCATTTTCCATGTAGAAATAAGAAGGGAGAAGTTTTGGCTTCTCCCTTTCATTTTGATTGTTTTCCATAGGTTATACCAATGTAATCTCACATGCACCGCCAGCACATGCTAGTTCACCACTCAAATCTGTCTCGTCGTTATTCTCAACAATTTTAGATAAATCAACATCCTTAAGTGCGAGCATCAATTCTTCATACTTTTCTTTCGTACAATCCTCGAAAGGTGCTTGTACATATGTTCCACCGTTGTATGGAAGACAAGATAAACCATTATAGTGTTCTTTGTTTTCCCACATCCACTCACCAACAGCTGGCCATTCGTGTTCACGAATAGAAATTGTTGCAGATACGTTGTGTGCATTTGAACCACTTCTGTGTCCAGGTCTAATCCATTCTTGTTGAACCTTCTTAACTCTTTCAAGTAATTGAATTGGTGATTCATTTCTGAGGATTGACCCTTCAGGTGCCTTTTGTGGAATACTAATTACAGCAGTGTCGTGAGGTCTGAAATATTCATCTTCAACTAACTCAGGGTGATTTTCCTTGAGGTAAGCGTAGATTGATTCGTTCTTACCAACTCTAACTCTTCTGATATAGTAATCGTTATGCCAAGCGTGGATTCCTGATGATGTACCTAACGTTAAAGATGTGGTACCTGCTGGTTTAACAGTTGTAGTTCTTGCCGCTTTATTGATACCAATTAGGTTAGCAACTCTTTCATTCTCTTCTTTAACTACTCTTGAAGCTGATTTCATGTTAAGACCTAAAACCGCTCCTGAACCAATACCCGTCATTGAAATTCCAACTAGAGCATCTTTTTCAGTTGTTCTCTGCCAAATTGGTCTGAGATAGTGGAAGTCTGTATACCCTGCTTGTAATGTTCCGATGAATGAAGCTGCTCTAACTCTGTCCTCGTAATCTTCTTGAGATACCACGTTTGATACGTTAACCTCAGTTAAGTTACAGAATTGGAATGGTCTAAGTGCAATTTCACAACAAGGGTTAGTTCCCCAATCTTTGTCGTTTGATAGGTATATACCTGGTTCACCAGCACCACTCGCCTCAATTCTTTTCCATAAATCCATAAAATACTCCTTGGTCATCTTGTGTCTCATAAGAACTGCGGAGTTATTAGCTCTACCTCTTTGTGGATTTGTTTCCCACCAAGAACCACTCTTACTTCCAATCATGTCTTCATCTGTTGCTGAGAACAAACAAATAAGTGCCGCTCTTCTGATACCACCTGCGAGTACTGCGTCTGCAATATGGCAAACGATGTCGTGAACTTCGATTGGGGTTAGTTTTTCTCCGTCTTCTTTTGAGTCTAAAATACCCTCAAGTTTAATAAGACATTCTTTCAATGGTTGAGGACCAGGAGCTTTACCACCTGACGTTACAAGTCTCGCACCTTTTGGTCTGATATCACTAAAGTCAAACTGAATGTGTGAACCACCAAAGAAGTAAGACTTAACCAATACTTTAACAGCATCAGCCCAACCTTCGATTGAATCGGCAACTAACCATCTTCTACCTCTTTCTTTATTTGGTTTTCTGATTTCAGGTAAAACATCAACATGATGTTTTTGTACTGAATACCCTACACCTGTTCCTCCTAATAGTAGGAACATGATTTCTGAAAACACTCTCCAATCATCGATTGGTGCAAAAGCGCAATTGTAGATACGATTTGGTGAGATTTCAATTGGTTTACCAGCAAACTGCATTGACCTCATTGAAGGTAATACTTGTTTCTTGTAAACGTACTTGTAATTTTCTCTAATTTCTTGTTCTAATTTTGGATACATTTTAATATGCATCTCCATGTTTCTTGTGACTAACTCTTGCCACGTTTCTCTTCTCTTAAGTTCAGGCATGTACTTAGCGTATTTCATATACACTGTAATGTCTGATAAAATCCTGTTTGAAATGTCCATTTTTTAAATTTTTAGATATAACTTTTTTATCAAAAAATCACCGATTTTTATGATAAATATGTGGGTTGCGATTAAGCGACCACAAATTTGATTAAAAAAAAATAAGTTTTTTTTACAAAAAGTAGATATTTAATTAAGTCCTATTTTGGGTTTGTTCCCTTTCTTTTCTCTTCTCGAGAAGTTCCTTAACTCTATCTCTTTTTCTCTCTTCCTGTTGTTCTTCGAAACCAAGGAATGTTACTGAAGATTCAGTATCAATTTCCAATAATTCGTTATTGAATTTACAATTCTCGAATACAACACCGTCTTTACCTAAACGGGATTTTGTGATGGCAATTGTTGCTAAGTTCATTTCTTTTTGTTGTAATGTTTTTGCAACGGTAATGATAACGTGTCCAACCTGTGCTTTCTTAATTGAGCCACCCATCTGGTCTGTAGTTACAACCTCAGATGAAATTGAACTTCTGTTTCCTTGAGTCGCAGTCCATCCTGCTATGTCTAACTCGTGGCACATTGCTTCAAATGCTCTCATAACAGAACCTTCAGCTTTCCACTCATCTTTTGCACTTGATTCAGGAAGAACACAATCGATGTAGTCCAATAAAATCATATCAATCTTAGTACCATCAGCAATTAATTTTCTGACTTGGTTTTTGATTTGATTCATGGTCATTGTATCGGATGCCAATTTTTTGAGAATCAATCTGTTCTGCATTGTCTCTCTAATCTCGGTAATCTTCTCCATAACTTTTTCCTTATGGAATACCAAGTTGTCGGGTTCGATACCTGTCCAAATCGTGAAATGTTTTCTCTGAACAATCTTTGGATTGTCTTCAAAAAATATTTGAAGGACATTGTAACCCATATTGAAAGCTGTGTTAGCAATTTTGGTAAGTACTGTGGTTTTACCAACACCCGTTGGTGCCAATATCACCCCAATCTCTCCTTTAGCCAATCCACCCTTTAGAAGTTTATCAATTCCAGCAATACCCATTGGTATTGGATGACGATAATCTTCTTCAAGAACTGTGTCCAAATCTGTGAACACATCCTGTTGACCTTTTTCAATTTCACCAACTTGTAAAGCTTCTCTCACAAGACCCTCTACCTTATCGTATGATTCAAAATCTCCTTCCGTGATAATCTTTTGAGCCCTGTCCATAGCTTTTTGTAACTCCTGTTGTTTACAGAATTTCAAAGCTTTTTCCTGAACAAATTGAGTTCCTTCGAATGGAGCTTCTTTTATTTGTTTAAGGGTGTCCAAGACAATCTTAGCAACAAGTTCCTGTGAAACCTCAGACTTAACAATCTGTTCCAAGGTCTCGAAGTTTGGTGTTGCTTCGTATTTCTTGTGGTACTCCTTAATCATTTGTACAATGATTTTGAAATACTTGTTATCGAAATAAGAGCTTTCTAATACATCAATAATTGAGGAGGAGAAGTCCTTATCAACCACAACTTGGTTGATTAATTGTATCTGGAATGTATTCCCTAAGTAATCAAAATTCTTATTCATATTCTTTCTGCGACCCCCCGTATTATTTTAAATATTTGTTAAGCAAGGTCAAGTTCCAAATATTTGTAAGTTAATTTTCTGTCCGAAAAGATATCGGTCAACTCCTTCAATACTTCCTTAAGGAAGGGTCTAACATCAACTGTATAACGTACTTTTGGTGGGTACAACTTACCGTTGAATTGTCTGTGAGTTAACACTGTGTCTCCGACCTTAACATAAATGTTGAAGTTTTCTGGTCCTTCAGTGAATGAAGTTTCCATGATTGAAGGGTCATGTGCAATCGCATCTTTGTTGTCCATCATGTAGACAACGGTTTTCATTTTTAGATAATAGTGAAGTTCATCACTCAAAGCCTTGATGAAGTCATGTAACTCCAAAGAGTTCTTTGCCTTGGCAACATAACCTCTGACGTTGAAAAATCTTTGAACAACAATGTTGTCGTTTAGAGTTAGTAAAAACTCCATCTTCGTGCTTTCTTGCTCTTTCATAGTTTTAATTTTTGTTTGTGTTTCTTTTTTCTTTTCTTGATAATTTCATAAATGGTTTCAGGAAGTTTACCCAAGCCTCGTCGTTTTTTGGTAGGTACTTGAATAAACCATCTTCCATCATAAGTCTCATTAAATTTTTATATCCTCGGTCGGTGGGGTCAATTGTGTCGGTGTGGATTTGTTCTACCAATTGTTTTCCTTCGTCTGTGATTAGAGGAGTTTTTAGGTCAACAATCTTTGAGTTAGTTATGTAGAACTCTTCACCAAGAATACCACTTTTGGTACGTCCAGTCAAAATATTGGACAAACTTTTGATTGGTTTTTTCTGCGGGATATTTTGTGCAGTATGAAGAATTTCTTCGATAGTGCATGGTTTCTCCTGCAATTCAGGAAAAAATTTAACCAAAGTTTTCTCACCTAAACCCTCTATTCCGTCTATATTATCTGACTTATCCCCTGTGAAGATTTTAGTAAGTGTAACGTTGTAGTGTGGTATATCAACTTTGTTGATTGATATCTTATCACCGTTCTTGAAATAAGTTTTACTAACTGGTGAAAAGATTGTTACTCTATCAGAAATTAACTGAGTAAGGTCTTTGTCCCCTGAAAAAATTATAATCTGTTCGTCAACTGCAACTTGTGTATAGTAAGCAATTAGGTCGTCGGCTTCGTTATTAACCATTTCAACCTGTCGCACAAACACCTCCTCCAAATACGTCTTCACTCTTGCCTTTTGTTGCAAGTAAGATTCGTATTTGTACTCATTCATGTCTTGTCGACGATTACCCTTGTATTGTGGATAAATTGATTTGCGTATTGAGGAGTTGGAATCACCATCCCAAAATACAACCACTTTATCGTGATTGTGCTCCTCTAAAAATCGTCTAAGTGTATTAATGAAGTGATACACCCCCCCTATGTGGGAACCATCACTGTAGAGTTCCTTGACCCCGTGAAATCCAATTTTGAATAGGTTATCCCCATCCACCAACAATGTCTTCGTCACATATTCAATTTAAGGGTGAACAATCAATCTTCTTTTTCTTCTGTAAGTGTAAAATCACCATCCGCACCGATTATATCTTTCCAATAATCTGCGTACTCTTTTTTGTATTTTTCAATAGAAGCTTTCTCTTCTGTTGAATCTTTTCCTGCAAGGAATCCATGAGGTGTAACAATAATCTTTCCGTCATCGAAACCAAGTCCATTAATGTGGTTTTTCATCACAGATACTTTACTTCTAACCGCAAACTTAACTGAGCGTTTGTCCTTTGTTGCAGTAATCTTTGTGGTACCCGCACCTTTTTGATTTCCAAATAAGAAAACGAGAGATGAGTTTAACCAAACTGATTCACCCCCTTTTGCTTTAATCTTTGGTTGTCCAAATGGATTATCAGGTAGTTCAACCCAAGGTTGGTTGATGATGATAAGAGTATTTTCGTATTCGTTGTCGGACTTTCTTGAGCCTGAAATTCTTTGGTTGATACCCATACCAATCTTGTCTGATAAAACTGAGGCATTGTGTTGTTTACCACCTTTACCTTCAAAAGTCATCTTACAAGGTACAGAACCTACTGAATCCCAAATGAAACAAAGACTATAATTCAACTCACCCTTTTCTTGAGCATCAAGAAGTTCGTTGATGTAATCTGTAATTTGTTCTATGTAACTAAAATTGTTGTTGAATAAGAAAAATCCATCCCAATCAAGTTCTCCTGTTTCTTTGTCTACTACTTCTTCACATTGGAATCCCATAATTTTGGCATGGTCAAAACTCCACTTCTGTTCGGTAATTATAAAAACAGGAAGAATTTCTTTTTTCTGAGCGTCAACCGCTGCTTTGATTGCTGCAGTAGTCTTACCCGTATCGGAGTGACCCAAGAACATATTGATATGTCCAACTGCAGGACCAGGAAGTCCAACTGCATCTAAAAAGTCGGCACCCAAATCCAAGAACCTTTGAGGTTTATATTTTGCAGAAGTTGAATACTTCTTCTTTAAGTTTGAAAAATCGTTCTTTTTGATTGCCATATTGTTCTTATAAAGGATGTTCCCGACAAAGATGTCGGGAACATCATATTAATTAATTAGAATGGTAAGTCACCATCAACGTCAGCATCCGCTTGTGGGTCAACCATCTTCTTTGAAGATGTTTTTGGACTTCCACCGTAAGACTCTTCTGATACAGATGAATCACCATAAACGTATCCACCCTTTTCGTTGTCCCACTTTGGTGTTTCACCTCTTGCGATAGCCTCAAGGTATTCTACAGGTTTTTTGCTGTATACATCTGTCCAACTCAACTCATCATTAACCCACTCTTTAGCTTGGTCTTTGTCTTGAGACACAGGAGCTGGGTCATCATACATGATTGCTGAAACAGTTGTGTACTCTTTTCCTTTTGGAGTCTTCGACTTTGCAAGTTCGATGATAAGGTCACGACCTGTTTCTGCGTCAGTGATATCACCTTTGTTCCTCCAAATTGGAATAATCTTGTCGAGGATACCCTCATTTTTGTAATTGTGTTTGAATCTCCAAAACTTTGGTCCATCAGCTTCGTTATCGCGGTCGATAACTTTTACGATGTAAAACTTACGAGATTTGTACTGCTTAGCAAGTTCCTTATCAGATTCCTTACCTGTACTCATCAACTCTTCGTAAACTTCGTTAAGTGGAGAACGCTCGTTGTCGTTTTTTCCTGGGTCGTAGAACTTCTGCCACTGACCACCTACTTGGATTTCATGATACCAAGCCTCTTTGAATGGTGAGGAACCATCTGTTGTAGGAAGAATTCTAACTCTTCTCTGACCTGATTTCTCTTTATCACCAAGGATTAAAGCGAAATACTTTTTCATTCTTTCGTCTTGCGACATTTTGGATTGGGCCCCGCCCCCGATTTGGTTTTTTTCATACTGCGCCAATACGGCATCTAATACATTACTCATTTTAAAGTGTTTTAATTGTTTATTAATTATAATTGGGAAACCCCTATTAGTCAAATTAAAAAGGGACCTTTCAGTCCCTTTCTTTTTTATCTTTTGAATTCGTTGTCGTAACTATCAACTTTTCCTGGTTGGAAAGAGTTCTTGATATCATTAACATTGATATCAGTAACATCATCAGTAGTTAAAACATAATCATTTTTTCCTGTCTTTTCCATCTCGTCTTTCTTGTCCTCAAAAAAATCTGAAAGTTTCTGATTGAAAGGATAAGAATCGTATGTTCTAAGTTCAAGTTTTTCTTGAGGAGTTTTATCTCTATACTTTTCAATCTTCATCTCTAATGAGTTCAATTTATTCATAATTGAATCCATTTCTTTCAATCTTGACTCCAAGTTATTTAATTGTCCAAAAAGATTATTGAAATACTCCTCTTGTTTTGACTCGATGTTTTTCTGAGAATCTACAAGTTCAGTTATATCCAATTCTTCTTTACCTTCATCTTCGCTTGCAGCTTCCTCTGATTTTCCCTCGTCGTCGATTTTTTCAACGTCAGGGTCATTCTCAACATCTATTGGTGTTGGTGGTACATCTCCCGCTGGTGGTAATTCTCCGCCTGTTGGAGGAGGAACCGCTCCCGCTGCTGGGGGAGGTGGTGGTACAGCTCCAGCATCAGCTCCTGGTGGAGGTGGTGGTGGAACCGCTTGTTCAGTTATATACTTGTTAATTTGTCTATAACGGTCAATTTCGCTTAAAATTTTCTTATCCAAACTCATGTCTATTAATCGTTTAGTAATTGTTTTATACCTCTAGCGGTTTCAACTCTTACTTTTCTGTTTGCTGTTTGCATTTGACCTGCTCTTTCAATAAGACCATCTCTTTCTCTTACAACGTAGCAGTCTCCTGTATCTAAATCGCAAACTTGCTTAGTTCCATCTCCTAAATCTTCTTCTGAAAATTTAACAGACTTACCAAGGTAGTTGTTCAATGTTGATTTTAAATCCATAAAATTCTTTTTATATAAATATATTGGTTTAAGATAAAGTAATTATCGGACTTGTCGCACCTGCATTAGCAGGTACGGGTGTACTTGTGTTTGGAAAGGTGACTGTTAAATCACTTGATTTATACCTTACACTTGCTTGGAACCTTCCGATTGCTCTTGTTTCAATTAAATTTGTATACTTTGTACTTGAGTTGTTTGTGATTGTTATCTGTTGGTCCACTAAATCTGGAAGTGATGTGAGTGCAAATGCTCCCTTTTCTATTAAGTTTGTACAACTAAATTTCAAAGTTATATACCCACCAGGTCCCTTCTTTATGTTATAATAGTTATCACCTGAAAAATTAGGTAAATCACCACTATTTGTTTCCTGTACAATTACAAGTGAACCTGGTTCCGTAGTTGTATTAGTTACTTGAACTGGATATACGAAATTGTAATTGAACGAAAGTGTTTGATTTTGTGGGTATCTCACTCTATCTGCGGGCACTGCGGTCACTTGGATTTGGCAATTAACTTCTCCATTCACTCTATCAATTTCAGGAATCACACCGTTTAATACAAGTTCCGCCGCGTTCTTTGTAAATTGGAACGTTTGTCCGTTATTGGATACAAATCCTGTTAATGATTGAGTTCCTCTATATTTTTCTGTTTTAATTTCCGTGTTGTTAGGACCTCTTGAAATCTTTTTATATGAATAAGTCAACGTCTGAGTAGAGCTAATCGTCCAAACACCGACGTTTGGAGCCACATCTACTTTAATCAAGTCTGTTGTTTGATTCGGTGATGTTGTCCTTTGAGTTTCAATTAATGCAGGAACTGTTGGGTTGGTATTTGAAATATTTTGATTTTGAGTACCTGAGGCTCCATTTACAAAAGAACCTGGTGAAGAAGCCGCACTTGCAGGAATTGCGGGGTCATACTTGAATTGTGCAACTGTTGTAAATGTTCCGTACTTAGTTTGAACCGTCACGTTAGTCGTTTTAACCGCGTCCCCTGTACCCATTACAGGAACAACAACTCTAATAGTTTGAGCATCGATTACAGTTATATACCTTGGTTCCACAGGATACGGTGTGTTTCCTTCTTTAAAGAATACTTTTGTTTCTGTATCCAAATTCCTTCCGTTTATAATCATCTGAGTTCCTGTGTATCCGACTGCAGGTGCGAATGAATTTATATATGGAGGTGGACAGGAGTGTCCTGGATTTGCTAACAATGGTGTCGGTGTTGGTGTACCACCTGGTGTTCTAGCGTTGTTAGTTT